AGCTGTTCCTGTTCCATCTGTTTTTAATAATTGACCATCAGATCCATCAGCTGCTGGCAATTCCCATGCTGTACCTCCAGAAGATAAAGTTAAAGCTGATCCTGAAGATGAAATATATTCACCTCCACCTGCGTCATATAAATATAATTTTGCTGCCCCGGCTAATACAAGATCATCTGTAGATTCGTCCCAAAGCATATAAGCTCCAGAAGTTGCTCCAAAGAATTTAACATCATAACCTGTATCATTAACACCAACTGTAAGTGTTGAATCTAATTGCACAGCACCGTCAATATCAACAGCATCTAAATTTGTAGTTCCATCTATATCTGCATTTCCAGATATATCTAAAGTTGCAGCATCTAATTCACCAGAGATTGTTAAATTTCTTTGTCCTGTTGTATCTATACTTGCATCTGTTGTAACTACTTTAGAAGCAATAGCTGTACCTGCGGTTAGACCATCTAATAATTCTAATTCTGCTTCTGTTAATTCTGCATTGGAACCAAGAGTTAAAGTTCCTGTAACTGTAAGATTATCTGCAATCGTTACTTCTGAAGTTGAGTGTCCAATTGTAACTGCAATACCTGAAGTTTCTGTTGCAACTTTTAAAGCACCTTGTGAATTTGTAATATAAGAATTTGAACCATCATGGTAGATCTGCATATCAGCAGAATCACCAATTTTAATTGGAGAAGAATCTGTTAATTCTAATGCATCATCTGATTGATCCCATAGCAAGAAACTTCCAGCAGTATCACCAAAAAATTTTACGTCTAATCCCGTACCGTCAACACCAACTGTAACTGCACCACTAAATTGAGAAGTTCCGCTTACATCAAGCGCACCATTAAGATCAACAGTTGTTGTAGCAATTTCTACTTCGGTATCTGCGTCAATATCTAATTGCCCGTCTGTGCTTGAACTAATAGATAAAGCTGAATCTCTAAAAAGAAGTTTATTAGTTGAGTTTAAAGTTAAGCCTGTTCCGTCTGTGTGAGTTAAAGTCGTATCTGAATCCGCACCAAAACTTAATACAGCAGAATCACTTAACAATTTAAGATCATCACCAAGCACTGCATCTTTTGCTACAGATAATCCACCATCAGTTTGTAATGAACCATCAGTTGTAGAAGTTGCTTCAGTAGTGTCGTCTGTTTTTACAATACCACTAGCTGTAACTGTAGTAGCAGTTAATGCTTGTGCAGCAATCGTGCTACCTGCTTGCGCTGTAAAAGTATTTGCTGTAAATTGAAAATCATCAGCGCCTGCAATTTTAATATCTATTTGATCATCTGTATCTGCTGTAATGCTTGTATCTGCATCAGCATCTAAAATTAATTCATCACCATCTAAGTCAAATGCTCCAGCAGATGTAATACCTGTATCAATTACATCGGTACCATTTGCATATAATATTTTTGTTCCTTTATCAGATGTTCCCCAAGTAACTCCAGTTTGACCGCTAGCTTTTACTGTAAGTGTGTAGGCTCCTGCAGTTTGGTTATCCATAATCCACCATTTTTCTATAGCGGGAACTGTTATTATTCTATTACCAGCTAATGTACCTGTAAAAGCAATGACAGAGTTTCTTATAGAATCACCCGTAGAACCATCTGTCAAAGATAACGTTGCGTCTGCACTTGCAACACCTACTGCTACATAACCACGAACTGCTTCTTCTAAAATTTGTAAATTGGTATTGGTAGTTGTTCCCCATGTTCCGGCATTTTCGCCGGTTGTCATTAACTCTGTGCCTAAACCTGTAAAACTTGATGCCATAATTTATCCTATGCGCTTCCTACAAAAACCTCCACATCACACGCTGCCGTGTCAGCAAGTGCCGTAATATCGACTAAATCATTCAATGATACAGTAATCGCAGAACCAGCTGCATGCATAGTATCTTTAACTCCCCCGCTATTATCACCTGGATAAATAAACGAGTGACCAGCGTCGACCTTCATACAAAACTCTGTGCTATCTTCATCTCTAAAAGTTAAAGTAATATGATTGCTTGAATCTAAATTTGTAATTCTAATGTATCTAACATCGTCTTCATCAAACTGACCTGCTAAATAACTTTTTGATAAATCGGTTGCAGAGGTTGTTGCAAAACCTAACAGCCCTGTTTCTGTTGTTGAAATCGTAACAATTCTTTTAACAATTTCATCAACACTAGAAATATCCAGCGATCGTTCGCTGTTATAACTATTGTTGTTAAGTGTGATTTCTTCGATTACTTTAGTTGTTAGTGTTGCCATATTTTAATCCTTACGGTGTCTGAGAAGGAACGGGTATACGTGGTTCGCCGTCCGTATAATCGTCTCGTCTTCGTCTACCTATTTGTTCTCCACCGAATTTTTGCACTTCGGTTTGATATTTTTGTTCGTATAATTGTAGCATATCCATTGGACCTTTTAAATAACTAAATGCTTCTACCAAGCAGGCATATAAAAGTCCATTTCCAAAATTAAGACTTAAATAAGTTGTAGTATTTGCTGAACTCAATCCTAGAGGTCTAGCATTATAATGCATTTTATACATAAATGCTGAACTAGGAGTTGGTACTATTGTAATTCTTCCTGATGAAGCTGCACCACTTCCTGTTGCTCCACCAGACATTGCATAGTATTTTGGAGTTCCAGTAGTTGTTTCTGCTGCATCATATTCTCTTAAAAAACTAATATCTTTTTTTTCTAAAAAGCTATTAGCTCCAGTTGCCGCTGTTGTTGAAGTATAAACTTGAAGTCCTCTAACAAATAAAGTTCCCGCAGGAGCATAAACATTGTCTTTTGAAGCCGTTAAATTTCCAAGCATTTCTTTTCGATCTGCATCAAGTGGAATTTCTCTTTGAATTCTAAGTTCTGAATTATCTATAAATTGATCTGTAATTGTACTTGAAAGTACGCCTGTTCCGACTTCAGTATAATTCTGAATTGCTGTTGTAAGTGTTGAATATGTAAATCCTGCCATTATGCACTAAGAGTTGCTGGTCCTATTGAAACCGGAAACCCTCCTCCTTTCACGCTACCTGCTGTTGCAGTGTTTGTGTTAACTGTAAAATAAAACCAATCTGTTGTAAAATCCGTGTCTCTATCACCGCTAACATACTTACCTGTAGTAATAGCATAACCTGAAGCATATGCAATATTTGATCCTGCTATACCATCAAAACTACCTGGATCACCATAAGTGCCTGAAGTTGTTGGTGCTCCTCTAAATCTGTACGTTGATCCATTTGTTAACCCATGATCTGATGCATGGACATTAATAATGCCTGATGAAGCTGCATACGTGGTAAATGGATCAGGGATTAATAATTGTGCTACAGTATTTTCTGTTCTATCTGTTCTAGAATTTTGTAAAGCTTGTGCATCTCCACCATGAGGTCTTGGCTGTAATTGAGGTTGTTTAGCTTCATATTCAGATTTATGAACAAACATTCCATTCCATTCTCTGACCATTTCATTGTATGGAAAAGCCATTCCTGATCGGTCTGATATTGCCTGTGCGTATTTTCCTCTTGCGTATGCCATTATATATTCGGATAGTAATTCTTCGGAGTTATATAAGTACTAGCTGAAGAACCATCTTCTGCTAATGCTCGTGTTAACTCGTCTTCATACAACAGTTTCATTTGTTGTACTAATTGTGGGTTAAATTTTTGTGCTAAATAAAATGCAAGTCCTGAAACCATACAAGGTACAAATCTGTATGGAACATCTGTTGCGTCTGTATAAGTTGCATCTGCATCTTGAATTCTTTTTACATAATAAAATGTAAATCTTTTGAAGCTGCAGAAGAATTTGCAGTTGGGTAAACTGTAACAGTAGTTTTATCTACAAATCTTTGAACCCAGTATTGAGAAGGAGTTCCTTTTGATAATTTATTTGCTAAAGCAGAATAAGTTGCTCTATCTATTTTAGTTAAAGCTGAATCTGCTTGTGTTGTTTCAGTTCGACCTGTTCTATAAGTTGCTTCAAGAACATCTGCTATTCCATAAGTAGAAGTTCCACTTGTTCCACCAACAGTTACCGAAGAAGTTCCATCTCCACTTGCTCTATAAAAAGTATATTCAGCTTGACCTTCAATTAAATCAATATTAGTGTCGCCTACTTCCCAGTAGTGCAAACCTCTATTGCCCCATTCTTGAAATAATATATTTAAAGAACGTCTTGCTGTTTTTAATTGATATCCCGAAACAGATTGTAAGCCAATTCGCTCGTAAGCTTCTTCGATAATCTCATCAACAGCAAATGTTTTGTCGAACGTTACTGTTCCGGAAGTAGTATTAGCCATTCGCTACCTCCTATCCGTAATAAGCGGTCACATGTGTTACTACTGCGTTGGTTATCTTCAAACTTGTGTCAACTTTAATCCCTGTCCCTGGTAACATTATGCTTCCATGAGATGGAGTTTTGTGACTCGTAGTGTTTGTCGCTGGTGTATTAACAACCCATACTGCAGTAGTATTATCATTCACTGTTATTGTTCCAACCCCAAGATTCGTAGCTACAACCCATGAAAGTCCTAAAATTCTAGCTGGACCATTAAAGATTGTAGTAGTTGTAGCAGACGTAATATTAACGGTTTTTATATCCACTGGATATGTGCTCATAATTTTTATTCTCCTAATTTAAATGGGGCCGAAGCCCCATCTAAATTTATTTATTATTCAAAAACGTGTCTACTGATTGATGTATAGTGTACGTTTACTGCTTCAGCTGCTGCCGCACCCGCTTCAATTCCAATATATGGAATTAAATCAACATCGTTTTTCAATGCTGGACCTTTTTGAGTGTTCGCGTTTGTAGCTGAATAACTTTCCGCAATAGTTGCTTGAGTTGTTCCAGTTACTTCAGTTGAACCATCAAAAGCAGTTTGAGATGTTGTTGATACACTGTACTGCACACCATTTACAAAAATGGATGCTTTTCTATCGCTATCAATCGCAATTCTGAAATGATAGTTTGTGCTAGCTGCTACTGTAATACCTGTGTTTGTTAGGTAGTCAGTGCCGTTAACAGAATAGATAAAGTACCATGGTGCGTAGTTGTCAATTAATTGCCCATTCGTTGCGTCACTTGCATAATAGAAATATGCTTGATCTGCATCCGTTTGAGGTAATTGATCATTAGTCAATTTTAAACCAGCCCAAACTTTTTGGTTATCAGTTGCAGCTAAGTTAATTGAACATTCCCACTCAACCTGATTCTCAGTACCCCATAGAACTTTAGCCCAAGCTGATTGGTTAGTGTCCAAATGTGGTAACAGAATTGCTTGATCTTGATCAGCCGTTGCTGTTGTCATTAAGATTCCTGCTTGAGTTCCTGGATAAGTAGTCAAAGCAGTAGTGTAGTTAGTACCTAATGTTTCAAAGTCTTTGTTAACAATTGTGTATGCTGCTAGATCAGAAGCTGAATTCGCATCTGCGTCTATGATAGCAACCGCATTAAGACCTGGTTTTTTAGCAAAAGATTCATAAAGATAATATCTTCTTGCATCTCTCAACCCAAAACCTTGGGTTCTATTGTGAACTACACCCGTAGATGCAGTTTTACTAATTAGCTGTACATTATTCTCTGAACGAATAGGACCGCTAAATGTTGTGTTTGCCATGTTATAATCCTCCTAGATTATGCGAACGTAGTCTCTAGGTCGTCGCTATACTCGTCTACGTTCTTAATTTAATGTATAGTAATTTTTTATAGCGCAAATTTTGATTGAGCGCAAGGTATCTTGTAGTAAAAAGTTGATTTTTTGATAGCGCTTAAGTGGCTATCGAAACTTCGGCCTTGGCCTCGTTTATTTTAGTTTGAAGAGTATCTGCTTCAAACTCTTTGGCAATGATCTCTTTAATAATATCCTGAATTTTTCTATTAATTTCAATCATCCTGATATTATGCTTCCCTTCCTTCAGGTGCTCTTGTTGCCATTCTAACTCCAAGGACCGTTTCATATTGTAAAGGTCGTGCGTCATTGATAACCTCCTCATAAGTTATCCATTTGCCAGTTCTACTGGTAAATCCATCTTTTTCGAACTTTACCTCATTTTTTCCCAGTTTGTCAAGGATAGAATTCTCGATACTTTGAGGAGTATCTTCACCCGTGACTGTAAAATCAGCATAATAACCACAGTATCGGATTTGAATTCGGAAGTTTTTCATAGGTAATTTATCTCTTTATAGTCAAAATGGGGCGACTTTGAGGCCGCCCCATTAATTTTCTTTAAGTATTACGCACCTTCGACACCGAAGATACCTCTAGGGTCGGATACGCCAAAAACGTATCTTGCTCTAGCTTTGTATCTAACGTTGCCAGTATCAAAGTCCCCTTCCATCTTAGTTGTAAGAGGAGCTCTGTTAAAGTGTTTCATCCCATTAGGGACATCTGTAGTAATGTACCAAGAGTCTGTATCAGTTAAGAAATTGTTTACTCTATAACCTTGAGCAATCATTCCTAATGATTTAACTGCGTTGATATCATTATCAGCAGTACCAACTCTACCTTGAGATTTCATCAATCTCTCAGCAGTAAATTGGCCAGCCGGTGGCACAATCATTTTTACACCCTTAGCTGCAATTTTTAAACCTCTTTCATCAGTCATAGCAGCGATATCTATCAATGCTTGTTCTAATGAAGTTTCGTTTAAGTCAGCTTGTGTAGTTAAAGTATTTTGAAAAGTACCTGCAATCGTTGGATGCGAAGTACTGAACAATTGTTGGCCGTCTCCTGAAGTAAATGAACTCAATGAAGGTAATCCATTATTCAGAGGCGCAGCGCCTTTAACTTGTTTTGTTTGTGACATCGATCTTGCTAAAGCTTTTGTGTATCTTGAAGCAAGTCTGTCATATAGGTTATCTTCAATAGCTTCCTCAGTGATAGCAAAAGCGAGAGCAATTGTCTCGTTAGTGTATCTTGCTGTGAAAGTTTCTTGCGCTTGGTCAAAAGCTACACCAGAACCTTCTGGTTTTACTCTTGCTTGTGCGAAACCTGATAACATAACTTCCTCTTCGAAAGCTCTATCAGATGATTCAGTGACGTATATTTCCGCCGACTGATTTTCGTATTGTTTGTACTCCAGGCCAAATAAAGCATTTAAACCTGGCTCTAGTTCTTTGACTAGCTGATTACGTGATATTGCCATGATTTATCCTCCTTATATACCAATTGAGTTGCTACCTAGAATGTGATTACACATCATAACTCTCCATACGCTTCCGCTTACAGATACGTCTTGATTGTCTATATCTCTAGATATTCCCAGTAACTTCAGCTGATTTACCACAGTAGTTGTCACAGCACCGATTGTGAAACCCGAAATATAATTCGGTGCTCCAGAACCAGCTGTGTCTACTATTGGTGCAGTATTTCCTGCGTTAGCCTGCGTCAGTGATGTTATTGTTGTTCGCATTTCAAACATTGTTTGCGGATTGTCATTGACAAGAGCAATC